CTAACTCATCTGCCGTAATCCCATCGCTTGCGTTTTTGACACGAACGACAAGAGCATTTACCAGCACTTCACCCACTTCGGAAGCAATTGACAACGGATCTCGAATCACCAAAACTTCGATGGCTCTAGACTCTCCATTGCAAGGAAAGTATTCCGCTGACTCGCCAAACTGCCGCACTAAATTTGGTACGACAGTCCTGCGTAAGTGCTGCTCGAAGCGGGTTGGCATTACTAGGCGATCTTCAGCAAGTGACCAGCCTGTGCGTACAGAATCACCTCGTCCACGTCGTGGCGAACTCGGATGATATTTGCTCGCACTACTTCGTCACGGTAGCTTTCAATCGCACCGTCAATGCTCGAACCGTCAGCACCCCAATGGAATGTTCTTCCAATGCATGGCTCACGGAAATCGCTGGATGTTGCGACTCGGCAAACCATTGCGTAGGTGCTTGACCAGATTTGCCCAACCGAAGCCGATTGACCTTCCTTGGCACTGTTGATGCTTCCACCTGCTACGATGATGTAGTCAAGGTCAAACGCCTGAGCCAGCATCTGCAAAGTAACATCGCTTGCCAGGTTACGATCGCCAGCACCGCTTGAAGCAATCCGGTCGATAACTTCAGGAGTGTTGCGAAGATTGCGGAAAACCTTCTTGTTGATAACAAGAGCGTTAGGCCACAATCCAGAACCGTCGTAAACCTTTTGCACTGCTGCTTCGACGTTTGTCAAAGGCTTAGCAGTAGCAATAGTTGCCCAAGGGACGCTGGACACGTCCGTCGTTAGAGCGGAACCTGTCCAAGTGGAGGTGTTGAAAATAGCATCAGCAACTCGTTTTTCAGCGTTAGCCAAAACGGAGTTGTATGCCCTTTGAGAAGCGACCGTTTCCGCATCGAAATATTCTGCATACATCTTTGCTTCGCGATCGTCGATTGGCTCTTCTGCTCCGTGCTCTTCGCAGGAGTAAGTCGAGTCGTCGAAAGTGAAATTGCCGCGAGCGTACCCGCTACCTGGAGCACGCTTTGTATCGCGCTGCTGCAATAATTGTTCAAGAGGAATCTTTCCAAAGTTTCCTGCTTGCGAAGCTACGTCAACGGTCGTTAAAACCTTCCGTGCGATGTAGCCAGCCTTTTCTGCTTCAAGATCGAACGCTTCGAAACTTGCCGCTAAGTCTGGTCTTAGTGTTGCTAAACTTGTAACTGATGTTGGCATTTGCTTTACCTTTCCCCAGGCAAAACAAACTACTGATTAAAAGTGACCGGGCTTTGCTGGTAGCTACTCCAACGCCGCCCAAGTCACGCCTGGGGTTTGGTTACGCTGCGGTGTCGCCGTGAGCGTTGTAAAGTACTTCAATAATGTCACCGTCTGCGGTTGCCGCTTCGAGTGCTGTGCCGATTTGAAAAGCAGTTGTGGCGGCTGTGTCTTGAACTTTACCGTCAGATTCTGTGTACAGAGTTGCGCCTGCTGCAAGAGCTTCAATAGCGATCATCTTATGAGTGCCCGTCGCAGTTCTTAGCCGAACGCTAATAACGTCACCGCTTACTGCGGGTTCCATTGCGGTTCCGATATCCTTAACCGCAAGTCCTGCTTCCGTGATCGTGCCACCGCTGCCGAGTGTTACGCGTGCGTATTGCTTGATCGTTCCCGCTGCGGTGAACGCTTTTGTGTTGCTGTCAACGTATTGACTCATTTTCTATTCCTTTAACTTTAAAGTTGTTGTTTGGTTTAGCAGTTGACTTCAGCAAGCATTTGCTCGCGTAGTCCTGGGTTTTCTTTGTTGACTGCGACGACTGCTTTGCTCTTAGCGTAGCCGGAAGCAACTTTGGCTTGAATCAAATCGGACCATCGAGCCTTTGCCGAAACACCGCCTACAGACTTTGCCTTTGCGACTGGAGCCACGCCAGACTTAGCTTTAACTACAGGCTCCTCAACAGGCATCTCTGGCTCAACTTCTACTTCAACAGCAGCCTTGGCCTTCATCGCTGCCATCTCTGTTTCAAGTGCAGAGATTCGAGCCATGAGGGAATCGTTTTCGGCCATCGTTTCTTCGACTGCTGTGGCAGCAACTTGCGGCATAGGCATTTGCTGCTCCATGCACTTCACAATGAAATCGGCTTTCGCCTTTGGGAATGCTCGCTTGATTTCTTGAATCGTCGCGGCAACGGGTTGCGAATCGCTCATGGTATTTCTCCTTTGTAGCGGTTCCTTGTTGCCATCAACGTCTGCTTCGAACAACGAAGCAAACACACGTTGCGGCATGTTTCGTTTACGTGCGAACGCTGTGGCTCGCACTGGTTTATTAGCGATTGAGTTGACTAGACCAAACGCTAAAGCTTCTTGAGCGTTGAAGAATGTTTCGTTCTTCATAACGCTCAAAATGTCGTCTGCACTCTTGCCAGTTTTCTCAGTGTAGGCACCAACCATTGACTCTTTAAGTTTCGCTAGAAGCATTGCATTCTTTGCGTGTTCTGCATCGTCACCCTCGGTTACTGACCAGGGGTTGTGAATCATCAAATAGCCGTTGCTGGCAATCTCAACTTGATCGAATGCCATAGCGACATAAGAAGCAATCGAGAACGCTGCGGACTCAATCACGCATTGTTTCTGCCCTGTGTAGTTTTTGAAAGCGTCGTACATTGCGAAGCCTTCGAATACTTCGCCGCCTTCACTGTGGATTCGTACCGTAATCGGCTTCATCGGATCGCAATTAGCTAGGAAGCTGCGAACATCCATTGCGGTTGTTCCTTCGCTTCCGATCTCTCCGATTGTGATCTCGTTAGACATCTGCGAGCACCTCCGGTGTTTCTACAGCACCATCCATTGCGTCTGCGATCAATGCGTTTACGCTGGTTTCGGTCAGACCGATACCACCTAGAAAAACTCGTGCTGCGGCCTCGCTTGTTTGACCGCTTGCAAGCTCCTGCAAAATTTTCTGAATAGCCTTGCGATTGCGATTCCATTGCAATGTGCTGATACCAGCAAACTCACCTGTCGGTACTGGTTCGCCAGACTCCGATGCTGCACTAGCTGCCTGCGACTCCATCAACGCTGGATCTTGTAGAGATATCGTCTGTCCTGCTGGCATGACCAACGGCATGAGATCACGCCAATTAATCGGTGGGCTTGTTGGGTTAGACTTGTTGAACTCATCAGCCTTTTTTGCGGCCTTGTCGATTGCGTAGAAGTTATCTTCGACAATCTCGTCCGCTGTCTCTTCCCAGTCACCACCGCGTGCATTGTGCAGCCTTCGTGGGCTTGTGAGTGCGTTGCGAAGCTGCGTTGCATCACCTTCTGCGTCTGCGACTGGCTCTATGTAGCTCCAGGTTGGTAAGTTCCAGTTATGGCTGTAGATCTTTACCTTTGGTTTCTGTGACCAATTGCGAATCTCTTTGTCGTCCTCGATTAGACGAGATAACCACCATTCATAGCCAGGCTTGTGGAGTCGTCGTACTAGATTCAACTGATCGGCAACGAACCCTTTTCGTGCTTCGTCTACAGCACCACGCCACCCGCTGAAGTTTGTTTCGCTGCCATCCATCAGAACCAAGCAAAGAGGCAAACCGAAGTTGACTCCAAGGACTTGCAGGATTAATTTGACCTGATCGAAGTACCCGCTATTGGGAACGTTTGGAGAAAACCCTTCTAACTCTTCACCAGGGTTGCCTATGATCTCCATGCCAGGGCTAACGCCTTCAATTTGACGAGTTCCCGCTGGAGTTGTTTCAATCGAGGATTCTCCGTATCCTGCCATTTGCATCGCTGGAGTCAAACCTTGCTTTCGGAAGATAGCGAAACACGACACGACTTGCTGCTGTACTAGCTTTGCAAAATTGATATCTTCTAACATGCCTGCGTATGCAAAGACGGGTGCTAATTGCGTAACACCTCTGGTTTGCAAAACTCTCTTGGGGTTGTAGACATGGAAAACTTGCCGTCTTCCGTTGGAATCTCTAACGTCAATTGGATTTGACTGACCCTTGGTTCCAAATTCGTCTAACTCTTCTAGTACGTGGTACTGCGTCCTTTTCCCAAATCTGTCTGTTGTGACTCCCAGAAAAGTATCTTGCGTGGTTGTTTTTGTTTGAATCGAATGAGACTCAATAACCTGAAACGAACCTTCCTCGGTTCCAGTAACAACGATATCGCCATCGATTGATTCGGCTCTAGCACAGTAGCGTTCGATTTCGGCCCAGGTAGATTCTCCTGCGATGTCGCATTGTTCTGGATCGTTTGCGTACTCGTTCCATCGGTTCCATAGTTCCAAATCCAGACCTTTATCTCCAGTCTTCGGATCTAGCTTGAAACCGCTTTGGACGATGTTATCTACTCTGCGATCGGCAAGGATACCTATTACAGCATCGTTGCGATCCATGTCGCGAGCTTGTTCGATTGCGTCGTAATACTTGGACTCGCTGCGGAAGTGGTAATCAGGACCGCTCCCTTGTGGTGCTACTCCGGTTCTGCGTCGAACGAACCGACTCGACCGACTCATTTCATAGTCAGCACGGATGTCGTCAAACGTAGACTGAAGACTCTTTGGACCTCTCTTTATCACCGGAATCCTCCAGAGACAGAAAGGAATCGAACGGAACTGCCAGAGTTTGTACGATTCGCAGACACGAACGCACGAGCCCGATTAAGCAAGTTCTCGATTTGCGTTGCGCTGATCGCCATCGACGAGCCTTGGTCAGACTGGCTCTGTGGTGTCAGGATAAAGTATTGAGTTGCCGCAGTAACAAACGAAGCTGCTTTCGAAACGGATTGAGCCGCTTCAAAGTCTGCGTTG